GGTCTTAGCATTATCTGAAATCTTTAAGTCCTTGCACATGTCATGCGTTTGATCAATTGCTGACTGTAAATCTTTTTCTAGAATGTCTTCCAGATATTCCTTGTCGTATTTTTTCCCGTCTTCCCAATGGTCCTCCACGCAGAGATGGCCGAACCCAACGGTCCTTTTGTTCAATGTATCGAGGTACACGGTGTCCCGAAATCCCTCATGTTTCTTGACTGACTCTAATAATTTATCGTAGTTCATCCCATTATCCCCATGTAAGCCGCGCGTAAAATCAAAGCCATCACACCGAACGAGACTGTCCACACGATCTTGAAGATCGTGTCAACCCTTGCTGAAAGGTGCGCGATGTGGTTGTCAAGCTTCTGGTTGATGAGCTTCAGTTGCCCCTCAATCCTGATGATGTCCTCACGGTTCTGTATCATTTTTTCCTCGGCCATTATATCAATCCTATTATGCCTCCACGGTTTGCGTATTCAATTTCTCGTTTGTCTAGGTCTTGAATAAGCCTCCAGATATTAAGATCAGGATACATCCTGAAAATTTCGTCAAGATTTATCTTTGATTCATCCCACTCATAATCACCATAGTATTCCTCATTGGGTTGCCAGCCGAGAAAGTCCATGATATCATCGGAGAACATTCCATGATCATAAAACATTTTTCCTGTGTCGTGCAATCCTTTGCCAACTTGATCAAAAACGTTTCTGGTTCTAGAAAATTTAGGAAATTCTAAATTATTATATAAATTTGTTATACCTTCCCATGATGTAGGTCGGTAAGGACCACTACCCCTTGGAATACCAAACTCATTTCTAAGATGGGATTTTTCTTCCTCCCATTTATCACCTATCCAATCTACAATTCTCTCTTCCTGTGTAGGTTCAACAAAAGTTTCACTCATATTAAATGATGAATCTTGAGGTAAAAAATATGGGCTGCCAGCCGGTGCAACAAATGCATCATCAATGTATTCGTTCCATCCTTGTGGTTCATGAGGAGTATAATTGTTAGGAAAAAGTGTTTGATGTTTTTGTATATCGTCTACCATTAGATTATTCCCTTATCCTTCGCTTGTTTAAGGAAAGGATTATCCTGTATTCCTTTTTGTGGCACCGTAAACTTACCGTCGTTCCCCATCACTGGGTTGAGGTCGCTTACAATTCCGCCTTGATTCATTCCACCGTACTGATTAGCGAGTGCCGCGTCGGTGTTCCCTGTGTATAACTCTGCCGCCGCACCAGGATTCATGACGTTGCTTCCCGTGATTGAAGATCCAACTTCCGATCCGCTTGAATAAGTGTCATCATATTGGATATTAGCTTGAGGTTGTCCTTGATTCTGATAGCCTAGTGTCTCACCAATAGGTCTTGTTAAAACATCAGGTGTCATCTGTTCCACACCTTGAAGTACTCCAGGTGCTTGGTCCATTATGGCATTGCCTAAGTCTTTTAATGAATTTTTATTTTGGTTTCTTAGGTTTTGATTCCTGTTTGCCTCTTCCATGTCCTGCAATGTCGCCGTCCATTCTTCATACTCGTCAGGCATTTGCTGGAACAGACGTTCCATCGCTCTTACCCTGATAACCGTAGGAAGTGTATCGTCCATGGCACTTGTCCAGTTACGCATAATTGCGGGACTGGCAAAAACCCTACCGGCCCAACGCATCCCAAAGAAAGGAACCAGTGCAAGCATCGCACTTACATGTGCCGCACCTGCTGTGGCGCCTGCCGCTGTAATGGTACCCATAGGTGAGCTTTGTTTCAATGCTCCACCCGGTCCCTGCAGCACGGCTGAACGCGCTAGGAACGTACTTGGTGATGGCATGCCATGCTTGAATACCCTATCGAGAACCTTAACTAAATTATCAAAGTCTTTGTAGGTAGGCAGTGTATTTTGAACCATCTTGATTTGATCCTTTGGTATATCATTAGGGATCTTGCCCCACAGATCATCATACCAATGTTCCATTTGTCGTGTTTGAGGATTAAAGATTTTAAAGTCAGTAACCTTTGGTCCTGGTAGTGCTTTTTTAAACAGTTCTTGAATAGGGGAGCCAGCCTTGCCGATTCCAAGTGCATCACTAATTACTTTTGAATCAAAGTATTCAATACCCTCAACGTTCTTCATTGAATTTTTAAATGTGTTAGCTAAGTAATGGCCCAATCCTCTATGATATGCCTTATCACCCACGATGTTTCTTAACGCCGTAATTTCACTTTCAAGAAGAGCCCCTGTATCTTTTTGTGATTTTGCTAAAGTATTCCATAAATTCTTGGACATATCAGTCGCCTTTTGTGGTGTATCAAGGGCGATGTTCCACCCAAATCTTTTAACATTTCCTAATTGCTTTCCTGCATCCGTTCCCCATATGAGCATTCCTTTGGAGAGGAAGTTTTCATATTCTGTCCACAGTTTAGTCACATTTGAGAAAGGTGTGTTGTTAAGACTTCCAATGTCAGTTTCAAATGATCTATATAATGCATTAATATCATCTGATATTGTTCCTATCTCTGGGCTCTTGGACCATTTAATGTAGTTACTATCAAGCAGTCGTTTTAGTTTATACATATCACCGACTGTTCTTTTTCCTGGTGTTAATAATGTTGTACCTGGCGTCCATCCTTCAGGGGGCCTAAGAATATTTTTTTCAAGAAAGTTCGAAAACTCTGTGCTTAACGCACCCATTTTGGATCTGTTAAAAATAATTTCTTTTGCTGTTTGCACCATCATGGTGTCGTCTACAATGGCACCTGCTGATTTAGCAGCTTGTAAAATTTGTTTATCGTAGTCCTGCGCAACCTTTCTAAATCCTTCCGCTCTCTTCCCCCCAAGCTTGATATAATCAACACCCATTTCTGCCGTTGTCACATAAGGTGCAAAGCGACCAATCATTTCCATCATACGAACTTTTTGAGCTTCACCGGCTACTTGGAGTGTGGCTTGTATTGGCCTGCCGATTGCTGGTACACGTTGGAAAGCGTTGATGTATGCATCAAGGTATGGTCTGCCTGAAAGGGCAAACCTAGGAATAGTGGTTCCTGCAATTGTTTCTAATTCAGGGAATAATTCTTTTGTTCTATGCTCTGCTGGGCCAAGCCAGTTGAAAGCTTTTGAATTCATTAAGCGCGTTAGTGCTTTTCCAATAAAGGGAATGTTCATATGCACGGGTTCTCTTATAGGGAGGAAAGTTTGACCACCCCATGGTGCGAGTGCTCTTCCTTTTGTGCCAATGTACATTGCGTCTGAAGGATCAAATTTTGCTAAAGCCTTATCAGCAGCAATGAGTTCCGGTCCTGTTAAGACACCAAAGTCTTCATATAATTCTTGTGTTGCTTCATCCTTTCCTTTGTATATTTTACTTCCGGCTCCAGGAGGAGGTGTTTTTAAACCACCAGCCCATCCACCAAATCTTTTAAAGCCCATGTATAATGGTCTAATGCCTAGGAAAGATGTTGTTATGGCCGCATCAAATACAGCAGAGTCCACTGCGTTGGCAATACGGGATTGTGCTCCTTCGGGTTTTGCTTTGAAAGGATTAAGTCTGTAAGGAACTATGTCTTCCACGCTTCCAAGTTCCGGTCTGTTGATTCCTTCGGGTCCGAACGTTAAACGCTCGGGTAATTTTTTCAGGAGAGGATCCACCCCTACCTGCAAGGCTTTATCAAACCAAGGTGAAATGGAATCATCCACAACTTTATCCCTTTGTGCACGCGGCATAGACATAAAAGCTTTAGCTTTCCCTCCACGGTTCATTGCATCTAATAAAACTTCATAACCAAAATCAGCTGCACCAACTGCAAGTGCTCCGTGGACCACGGCATTTAAACCGCGTCCTATCCAACCGCCTTTGCCTTTAACGGCTCCTTTGCCTGCGCCTTTTAAAAACTTTTTAATCAGTCCGCCATTCCATCCATAGTTGAATCCTTTAATGCCACCTGCAAAATACATTCCAGCTTCGACCATTGGATAAGGATTAGGTTCGTTCGTAAACAAACCAAACTCATCATACAGTCTGTAGGTGTCTGCACCCACTGGTAGGAAATCAGCGTCAGTTAAACCTGAAGCTGCGAGAATGTCAGTCTTCGCTTGAAGAGCCATCTGCTGATATTTTTCATCACCAGTCTCTTCATATTTTTTCTGTGCCTTATCAAATATCGTGGCAAGTTGATCCTTTACTTGATCTTTTCTTTTCATGTAGGCAGCGGAGTTAACTTCGCGTGCCTCTTGAATCTTTTTATCCTCCTCACTCATCAACCACGGGTTGCTTTTACCGAAAGGCTGTCCAGGGAGAAGCAGATTTCCAAGTTTTTGGAAAGGTGCCATTGGTGTGTCCGTCGCTAAAAATTGATTCTTCGCCGCTATTTCTTGAGCTTTCGTAATAGGTATGCCTGTCTTGGAAGTTGTTATAAACTCCTGATCCGCTGGACCTGTGCCTTCCGGCATATTTTCAAAGACGCTTTCTTGATATTTTTTTATTATGTCTACCATTACTGATCCAATAGGTTCATCCAATGATCAAAAACATTTCCAATGCTTTTATTTGTCTGCTGATCATCAGCGCTTACAACAGCTGTGTCTCCACCCATGAAGGAAGAGAAGGAAGGTATGCCAGGTCCCTCAATATCAAAAGCGTATGTGGAGTATTGTGGATCATTTCTTCGTAAGTTATAATACAGATTAGCCATGTTTTGCGCACCTGGAATGGTGTACATGGAACTAAGTTGTTGATCTCCTCTTGTACGGGACTCTTCATTAGGAATATACCCTGCCGTCGCCAGTTGACTGGACATACTTTGGTATAATTCATTATAAATTTTAGCATAGTTACCAATGACAACACGTGGATCGTTGGCATCACCAAAGATATCAGCAGTTCTACTTTCTGCGAAAGATCTCTTAAGCACGTCTGCCAGCATACGACCCGTAGGCTGTCTTCTTCTTGCGAGTGCAAGACCCAAGGTTGTTTCAAAAATTGCAAGTTGACCCCTTCGTGGATCGAACAGCATTTTTTCAAGTGCGCCACGCGTTAGGTAACGTCCACCTTTCACGCCGTACTTGCCTCTGTTATCCACAAACACGGGCAATGATTCTCCTCCAATTTCTATAAATTCTCCTGCTGTGGGGTTCTCAAGAACAGCGTATGTTGATCCACCAAATTGCTCGGTAGCTTTATCCGCTTCATTTCCTGCACCAGTGCCTGGCGTAAGAGATTCGAAATACTTACCAAGCTTGCTTGATCTGTTAACAACAAATTCATCATCCGTTATCTGTGATACGGAGTTGGCACCCCATGTGGCTTTTAATCCGTTCCCCACTTCTGAAAGGAAGTAGGCTGACGGTCCGAATTTTCTAAGGATTCCACCTTTCAATCCAATCAAGTCTGGATTTTCAAACATGAGTGGCATGATTTGATCAGCCATGACATTAACGGTATCGTTAATGTAACGTGCCGACTTAACCATGCTGTCCTTTCCTGCATCCGTCAGCATTACTGTTGAAGTATCACCGGCTGCTGACATACCCGTCATTCCAGCAGCTGTGCCGGATGATGGTTGGAACGTATAAAAAGGAATTCCTAGCGTGTTGTTTTCATCCATGAAGTAATTCATTTCATTGCTGTTGGCACGGTACTGTCCCACCAGTCTTCTATTTTTTACTACAGGGGCACCGCTGTATTTATCATAAGCGATTCCACCATCAGGTGTTCTTTCATAATCATTAGCCCATACGCCGACAAAGTCACCCGTACGCTTGCTTTCATCTTCCACGTCCTGCATGTACAATTGTAATGCGGCCTGTCCTATTTCTCGTTCCGACTTTCCTTGCTCCACGCCCATCTGGAATAGCATTGGCGCTGTTTGCATCGCCGTCTGTCCAATGATGTCAACAAAACCCTTGACACCTGGATCATCAGACTTTCCTGCCATGAGCATTCCACCCACTTGCATGAGCAGTGCTCCTTTCTGCATTTGCATTCCTTTATCACCACTTCCTACGAACTGGCGAACAAGGTCCTTGTAGGCCTTCACGCGGGTAACGGAATCATTGTCAATTCCAGCGGATGCTGGATTGTTAGTGGCGTCTACAGTTGCCTGGTTTGTTTGTGCCGTGGTTCCATTGGCGGAAAGTGCGTCGTCTTTTAATTGTTCTTCTTCCTCAAGAATTTTTTTATTGGCTGTCTCTTTCTTGTCCGGTAGAGGAATTACTTTTGGTTCTTTAATTAATTCCGGTGGCATGTCCACTGGACCGTCTTTGGGAAATTTAGGTGGTGCTAAGTCTTCTGCGGTAATGATTGTATCTTCCTGCACTCTTTCCGGAAGTAGATCAGATACGGTGTCAAGAGCGAGATCAGTGCCGTACCAACCTACAGCTCCTTTCTTCCAGCCTTGTTGGCCAGTCATGATATCTGCATAGTTTTTAAAATAAGGATTGCTTTCATACGCTCGACGCAAAGGTTGCGCGAACCGTTTAGATCCCTGTTTTAAACCTTGTTGTAAAAGAAGTTTTGCTATTCCTGAAACCACGCTGCCCCCTTAGGTCATGTAGCCCGATGCGATTCCTGCTCCCATTATGCCTAAGCCAGCACCCAATGCCTGTGACAGAGGATTACTGACAGGAGAGGTTCCCATCGTCATTGCCATTTGCCCAGACGGCGTTCCTGAAAATGCGTCACCAATGTATCCTAGGCGTTGCCACGGATCCATGCGGTTCTGCAAGTACGCTTGATAATTTGCATCAGATTGTTGCTGTTGCTGTTGCTGCTGCACTGAACCGACACCCATCATCTGGGCGATTCCTTTCCCCCACATGTCATGCGCCTGTCCATATCCTGCCGCGAGTGACTGTCCTACAGCCTGTCCTTTTTCCCCCTCGAGTATTCCCGTCATCAGTTGCTGTCGCTCTCCCCCGAAAGCTCCTTGCGTCGCCGCACCTAAGTTGGCTTGGTTGATTGTCTGATCAAACTGATCGGTAATTCCTTTTGTTACATAGTCCTGGTATTGATTAAGATATTTCTTCCATCCTTCCGGATCCATGGCGGAGTCCATCGCATCTTGCTGTGCTTGTGTGAATGGTACGACTTGTTGTGCGTCTATTGGGCCTTGTCCGGCATGGGGTTTTCCCATGTTCGCGACAACCTGATCTAAATACCATAAAAATTTAGCCTCCATCTCCGGAGACATTCCGCTTGTCTGTGTCCCTACGGTTGTTCCCGTTGGATAGTTACCAGTATCTACCATTAAACTCTAGCCTCCTCTGGTCGTTCCGAATTGGGATCAAGTGAATTCATCAGTGAATAAAGTCCTCCTGCCCCTCCTGGAAAATTGTTTGTTGCTTCCTCGGTGAATACGAATTCACCGTCGGATAATGCCACGGGCCGAATGGAATCCGATGTCCCTGTTCCAGGGCCCACGGCGCTTCCACCTGCGGTGTAGTCGTCCTTGTATGGAACACTTCCGCCTTTGTTAAATTGGAAGTTATAATCTTTTGGTGTCTGAGTTTCGTAGTATGGATTACGGTATCCGTCTTTCCATATTTCCTTTGCTTCCTCGTATGGAATTCCGTGCTGGAATGCCCATAGTCTTATTTGTTTTTCTTTTCCTGCAAGCCATTGCTCTTCCTCGGTCATTCTTCCACCATACATTCCTGCAATTTGTGGAACGGCTGTCGCCATTAAGTCAAGGTCTCCTGTTAAAGCAGATGCTAGTCCTGATAAACCAGGATTGTTTACAGCTGCTTTTGAAGCTCCTGGATTAGTGAAGTAAGACATATCAACTCCTGCATCAGCTAAAGAAATATCTTTTCCTGCTGTAAATTGTGGGTCGTAATATTTAATTTTTTGTGTAGGATGTGGTTTATATCCTTTAGGACTCATACTACTAAATTCTCCTGCATGACTCGTATCCCACTCAGGAACCATTTTTGGTTCGTAAGAAAATGATTCCGTAAGTTCTCCTGGAACTCTAATTGAATCACCAAAATCACCTAAGGCAAAATCATACCAGCTTTTTGCTTTATCACCAGTAAGTCCTTCTGCTTGGTTAAATGCACTAGCCGCTTGTGCGGACTGCAGTGCCGTGAATGGCATTGATGCGAGTGCGGAATAACCCATTGCTTTCCAAGGATGCTTTGATCCTGTAAGCGTTGCGATTCCACCTTGCATTGCCGCGTTTGTTAAGGCGTTCTTGATCCATGGTGAACTTAATGTTTTAAGAAGAGTAGGATTCATGGCGCCTTTTAATCCAGCCATCATTCCCGTTCCGCCTAAACCGGCAGAAAGATAAGGTGCTGCCGCACCAAGTAGCATTATTCCTGCTGGACTTGATAGTAGGTCCTTTCCGCCTTTAACTATGTTTTTAAAACCTTTGTCTAACCAACCCATTATACTTTTCCTGCGTCACCTTTTAATATTTCGTGAATAGCTGCCTTGATCAAAACATCCTGTCTTATGTGCTCTGACTTCGTGGCAGTTGCAGGGTCGGCAACATCATCATCAGCTTCCTTCGCTGATCCGTATTCCTTTCCTGTTAGCGTGTTGGTAATGGTAATCTCAGCGGGGACCACAATCTTGGGAACTTTCTCCCCGTTGATCTCCACATATTCCACTACTCCGTCATCTTTTATAGGC